GGTGTTGCTGGTTGGTATGATCGTTACCCACGCATTCCATATGGTCGTGCGACTTCATACACCGAAAAACACCCTGACAAGTTTGCCCTTTCTTATCCATTCTTACAATCACTCAACCGTGGCTTCAAAGACTTAATGCCATGGCGTTGGTCAAACCAAAAAGCAGCGGCTGATAAACTTGATAAACGTTTTCTTGTCCCTGAGACTGTATTCACTACAATCACGGTCAATAAGACTTTCCGTACTGCTGCCCACCGTGACGCTGGTGACTTGAATGACGGTTTGAGTAATCTGCTGGTTGTAGGCACTGGTAACTATACTGGTGGCTACCTTATTTTCCCCGAGTACCGTGTAGCGGTCAACGTTCGTCCTGGAGACTTGCTCCTTGTTAACAATCATGAGATTATTCATGGTAACACACCGATTGTTTTGAATAATCCAGATGATCCAAAGAGCGAGCGTATTTCACTTGTTTGTTACTTCCGCGAGAAAATGCTCGAGTTGAAGTCTTGGGAGTATGAAACACTGCGTCGTAAGTTTGTTGATGAACGTCGTGCAAACAAGGATCATAAGTTTTGGCGACCACTTTGGAATGGTATCAGCCCAGGAATGTGGGAAAGTGAAGAGTGGTTGGACTACTTAAAGAAACACAACATGAAAGATGAAGATGGCGTTGTTGGTGTAAATGCGAGCCTTGAGGCGTTTTTTGAATGAGTGAATACAAACTTGGTAGTTGTTTAGATACGTTTGCCAGTGAGCAGTATGACTACCTGTTCATGAGCCCACCTTGTTATGAAGACCTTGGGTTTTTCGGAGTTGATATAAACAAGCCTGAGACCTACAAGACCAAATTCATGGATGGCATTATCCCAATGATGAATCCGCGTTTGGGCACTGCCACTGTTTCATTTACTGGCGACCGTCGCAATGGTGGGCGCATTTTACCGAAATTTAAATTTGTCATTGACTCTTTTTCTGAGAACGGTTATTATCTAAGAGATGTAAAATATTCTAAGAAAAGCGAGAGTTTCAATGCCTACTCCTCGCAAATCCTACATATATTGACCTTTCAAAAAGAAGGCGTCAAGGGTTTGTACAACCTGCGAAAAGACTCGTTGTATCAAACTTACGGTAAAGATTTTTGGGGACCATTCGGTAAAGAAAAGAAAATTGATGGCGAAGTTGTTGGTCAACCGATTGAAATCGCCGAATACTGTATACTAAATTATACTGATGAGGGTCATGTTGTATATGACCCATTTGCTGGAATTGGTACAACGCTGGCTGCTGCTAAAAGAAATCAGCGCCAGTACCTTGGTTATGAAATAAGGGAAGAAATCTGGCGTCATGGAAAATGTATCTATGCTATCTGATATTGACTACCGCGATATAGAATATCGCAAAGTAGGTTTTGATAAATTTTACGAATTTCATTGCCTTACAAACGATTGCTCCCCCGACATCGCAGTTGAAAAATGGATTGCCGATGATATGGGGTTTGACTTTGAGAAACGTTGTGTCCTTGGTTTGTTTCATGGTGCAACTTATGCTGGTCCATGCGAGTCAATGTTTGCTGATCGTTTCTCAACCATCACACCAAATGTTCAGGGGTTAGTTGACTTTTTCTTTGAGAACAAAAAACGACTCCTGTTTTCGCCTGACTGTAAGTACCGCAAACTTGTATTTGATAAGTTTCTTTATTCAGTTGGCGAGTCATTGAAGCACTATGGCACACTTGGGAACTTTATCCAGTCATGCCTACAAAGCGATGACAAATACAAGAACTACAATGACCTCAAAGAAAAATGTATGACCAATTGGTATCACTGGGGGCGAATGGGTCACTGGTGTTTTTCAGAGGCGATTGCTAGGTTTATTGATGCCCCTATCCTACCCCCAACTATGGAATTTGCTGATGGCAAAAGTCATAGGTCAGGTTGGGCGTTTTGTATCGGTCGAGACGACTTGACTGGTGATACTATTTCAAATGAAGACTGTGAATACCTAGAGCGAACTGCTGCTGAGTATATTGCTGATAAGAAATTTATCCGCGCTGGGTTTTTCACGCTTGAGACTGCTTGCTGTAATTACAAACGTCAGCATAAAGGTTCCCGTTATGGCGGCTGCTATATAGATGAACAGTATGCTGAAACGATGCAAATGAAGCGTGATTGGCCAGAGTATGACTGGCTTTGGAATAAATACCTAGAGGGTAGACAGCATGTCATTCCACAAGAACTGCTGTATGAAAACTACAAGGCTGAAACTGATCACGCCTACTGTAAAGACTGGGTAAACTGTCTAAAAGATTTTGGTCGAATTCCTCGTGTTGAGGCTTGGTACAACAAGCAACCACAACGTTGGACATCAATCAAAAACATGCCCTTCTACAATCAAGAAGCAGAAAACTCACTGACTAGATTTTTGAACTGAGGTGAATATGAAAGTTGTTGCTATATTTGGCGAGCCAGGAAGTGGCAAGTCAACTCTTATGCGTCGTGTTCTTTGTGAACTCGGTTTTGTTAAAGACACACTCAAGGAAGATTTCAAACTTGTTCCCTATCATAAGCATGAGAACAAATACGTCCTTGGTAAGTATGAAGAGGGTGAAGTGTTTGCTGGAACAGACCGAATGAGCATGGCAGTTCAGCCAGAGGCTATTAAGTTTCTTGACACACTGCCAAATGACTCCGTTGTTTTCTTTGAGGGTGATCGTCTTTGTACTGCTTCTTTTTTAGAGCATTGCAATAATAAGTTTGACCTCAAGATGGTTTACCTACAAACCAAGTCTGATACTCGCAAGGTTCGTTATGCTGAGCGTGGGTCAAACCAAAATGAGACTTGGCTTGCTGGTCGTGAAAGTAAAATCAGTAACATACTTGGTAACTTTGAGTTGAAGTTTGTAACTGAACGTTTCAATAATGAGAGCATTGAGGATCAAGATAAAATTATGAAGTATATTACAGAGGTGGTCAATGGCTGATTATAAATACAATGAGGGTGCAACACTCGATGAAATTCGAGAGTACGTCAATAGCACCTACGCCCAACACTACTCACAAAACAAATATCAGGCAACTGAGTTTATTATTGACTCGGGTCACGGCACTGGTTTTTGTATGGGCAACATTCAAAAGTATTCGCAACGCTATGGTAAAAAAGGTACACCTGAAGAGTGGCGAAAAGACTTATTGAAGATTATTCACTATTCAATTATTCAACTTTATATTCACGATGAGGCAATGAAAAATGGGAATTGATATTAAGGTGTCTGTAGAAGAACTCCGCAAGCGTAAGTTATTTCTTGCGGTTCCAATGTATGGCGGTCAATGTAGTGGTATGTTTGCTAGGTCAGTTGCTGACCTTTCAGCACTTTGTACACACTATGGAATTCAGGTAAGGTTTTACTTTTTGTTCAATGAGTCACTAATCACTCGCGCGAGAAACTATTGCGCTGATGAGTTTATGCGCAGTGGTGATACTCACTTGATGTTCATTGACTCTGATATTGGATTTAATGCCAACGATGTCATTGCGCTTCTTGCGTTGTCTGATCATGAAGATCCTGATAACAAGTATGACATCATCGCTGGTCCATACCCAAAGAAGTGCATTAGTTGGGAAAAGATTAAGGTTGCCGTTGATAAGGGATTTGCTGATAAAGACCCAGCAGATCTTGACAAGTACGTTGGTGACTACGTTTTCAACCCAGTTGGCGGTCAGACCGAAATTCCACTCGGGCAACCAGTTGAAGTGCTTGAGGCGGGAACTGGCTTCATGATGATTCGCCGTAAGACGTTTGAAAAATTCCAGGAAGCATATCCAAAACAATTGTATCGCCCAGATCATATCCGCACTGAGCACTTTGATGGCACTCGTCAGATCATGGCATTTTTCGACACCCCAATTTGCGAGGAGTCAAATCGCTACTTGTCTGAGGACTATATGTTCTGTCAGTGGTCACGCAAGGCTGGAATGCACGTTTGGCTTTGCCCATGGATGAAACTCCAGCACGTTGGTATGTATGTGTTCGGCGGTTCACTCATTGATCTTGCTCAAATTGGCGCAGCAGCAACTGCTGATTCTAGTTTGTTAAAGAAGAAAAAGTGACCCTTGACTTAATTTGTGATTTGCGTTAGAGTTAATAACTCGTTTGTTATAGGAGATTGTTATGAAACTTGATGATAAGACAGTTAGTGTATTGAAGAATTTTGCAACCATTAATCAATCAGTGCTTGTAAAGCCTGGCAACGTTATCCGCACCATTTCACCGTCAAAGACTGTGATGGCAAAGGCAATGTTGAATCAAGACTTCCCCCAGCAGTTTTCGATTTATGACGTTTCCCGTTTCTTGGGTGTCGTTTCTCAGTTTGACTCCCCAGAGTTGACTTTTAATGAGAAACACGTTGTCGTGGGTGATGGCGAAGAGCAGTGTGAGTATACTTTCACTGACCCTTCTATGATCGTTGCTGCACCTGAAAAGGAAATTAATCTCTCAAATGCTGAAGTTAATTTCCATTTGCCAGAAGCCAAGTTGACCAAGGCTACACGTGCGCTTGGTGTGCTAGGTTTGCCTGAGATTGCCGTCACAGGTAAGAATGGTAAAATCTATCTTCAGGCGGTTGATGTCAAGGGTACAACTGCTGACGTTTTCAACGTTGAAGTTGGTACAACCAATGCGAACTTCCGCATGGTGTTCCGCGCTGAAAATATCAAGGTGATGGCTGGCGACTACGATGTATCAATTTCATCGAAGGGTTTGTCACACTTTAAGGGTAAGGAAGTCGAGTACTGGATTGCTGTTGAGTCTTCATCCTCTTATCAGGGTTAATTGATGGGGGAGGCAACTCCCCCTCTTTTATTGCGAGGCAATTATGAAAGATCTTATTTTTGCGGCACTGATTTTAGGTTTTGCTGTTTACACGCTGGTTGCTTTCTTTTTAAATTTAGAACCATCTTATGGCATTTATGGTATTCTAATTTCCATGGGTGCTGAGGTTGGTTACAATGAATGGTCGCGGAGAAAAAACGATGACAACAAGACGTAATTTCTTCAAATACCTTGGACTTGCTGGTGGTGTGGCTGGTGGTGGCATTGTTGCCGCTGCAGCCGTTTTGCCAGATCCTGAAAAAACAGAGTGTGTAAAGAAACTTGACAAAACCATGACCAATATACAATTCCAGCAAACTTATGGTCAAAGACTTCCAGATCCAGCATCGCCTTCAAACCATATGTTCATACGTGAACCACGATATGTTTCTGGTACAAGAAAGGATGTTAATGTTGGAATGAATGTCGGACCAGACGGTGAAATGTATTTAAAGATTAATGGAAAGTGGCGTAGAATAGTAACTGAGTGATTTTTAATTTTATAATGATAGAGGTGAAAAATGCTTACTGACTTTTTGTGGGTTGAAAAATACCGCCCCAAGACCATTGCTGATACAATTTTACCTGAACAACTCAAGGTAACTTTCCAGCAATTTGTCGATCAAAAAAATATCCCAAACTTACTTCTCTCTGGTGGGGCTGGTGTAGGTAAAACTACTGTTGCTAAAGCAATGTGTGAAATGCTTGATTGCGATTACATCGTGATCAACGGTTCGTTAAATGGTAACATTGATACATTGCGTAATGAAATCAGTAGGTTTGCCTCATCAGTTTCTCTCCGTGGCGGTCGCAAGTATGTCATCCTTGATGAGGCTGACTACCTAACTAACAACACCCAGCCAGCCCTCCGTAATTTTATGGAGGAGTTTTCAAAGAACTGTGGTTTTATCCTCACTTGTAATTTTAAAGACAAAATCATTGACCCACTGAAGTCACGGTGCTCGGTCATTGAGTTTAAAATCAACAAGGGTGATATGGCTGAACTCGCCAAGCAGTTCATGAAGCGTGTGATGGACATCCTCAACGCTGAGAATGTTCCATATGAAAAGGCAGTTGTTGCTGAGGTAATCAAGAAGCATTTCCCTGATTGGCGTAGAGTTTTGAATGAACTTCAACGCTATTCAGCAACTGGTAAAATCGACACTGGCATCCTTTCAAATATGCGGGATGTCAACCTTACCAAACTCGTTGGATACCTCAAAGAAAAAGACTATACCAACTTACGCAAGTGGATTGGCGAGGCTGACTTTGAGCCAAATGAATTTTTCCGTAACTTGTTTGACAAGTGTGAAGAGTATGTAGACAAAAAGAGCATCCCTCAACTTGTTCTTATCATTGCTCGCTATCAGTATCAAAATGCATTTGTTGCAAATCCCGATATCAACTTGATGGCTTGCTTGACTGAGATCATGGTTGAGTGTGAGTTCAAATGATCTTTGACATACTCACTAAAGGCAAATGCAAAATGTGTTATGCAAAAAAGAAACCA